TTAATGATGTAGGCTTTAAATATGCATCATACTTTAGTGTATATGCTTTGTCTGGATATGGGTATAGTCCATAATTATTATTAGGTGTTCTAAAAACATAAATTGGCACACCGCCAACATCGCTTGTAGTTTCTTGGTCAATAAATCTATCTACATATTCTTTATAATCTAAGACACGCAAGCTAATGCCTGATACCCCTAATGCTTCATCTTTTGATATTCTAAATGTTTCAAAGTCGGCATTATATACTGTGCTGTCAAATGTGTAACGAGCAGTACCTGCGACTAATGTATCTGTTTGTTCTGCGTGGCTAAAACCCCAACCAAACTCACGTTGAAATATATAGTTAATAGCATCATTTACAGCATTTTTACATTGCGTCTGAAATCCACGTGCGCTAGAAAAGTTTGAAACAGTTAATGATACCTCATTAAACCGCGCAAGAACTTCATTCGTAATGTCAAGATAAGTGTATGCCATTATAAATCCTCAGAGAGAAATGGAAGAGCAAGTTGCCCTGCTCTCCCATGTACTATTTAGGCAAGTGTGTCACGGTCTACTTCGTTAGCAGATGTGTCACCCATTTCAGTTACGTCCATCATGGCGCACCAAACACGTAGTTTACCTGAAGTCATGCCGTCTGCATTTGTAGCAGTCAGTGTAACGTCAAGAGTGTTTGCAGTTCCATGAACTTCGTTTCCACCTGTTCCAGTGACTGATGGAGCATATGCACCAGCAGCAGCACCGTCAAGGTCAAAACCATCAACGAACTTGTTAGGGTCAAGGTCTGTACCAAGTGCAGCAACAACGTCAGTGCCATTAGCACCTGTAATTGATGTTACAACTTCCATGCCAGCAGCCATAATCATGGTTCCAGCAGGAATGGTAATTGCTTGTACTACATCACTAGCAGATGGGTCAGCAGTAATGTTAGCAAAGTCAAGAGTGTTCTCAACCATGTAAACATTACGTCCACGCTGACTGTTGCCAGTTGCAGCTTTAAGGGCGGTAGTTACGTTAGCCATATCTTAATCCTCCCTTATACCAAGTTAATCTTTGCGTTCACAAGTGCTTCTGGACGAAGAATCTTGCGACCGTAAAGATGCATACCACGAACGATGTCAGCAAAGCTGTCAGGGTCACGGTAGGTTTCAGTCTTGTTAATCTGCTCTGCAGTAGCAACAGCAGAATCATGACCAGCAACAATTAGACCATAGTTGGAAGCGTTCGTACCACCACTTGTGGAAGAACCAGTGCCAATTTCAGGCAAGTTGTTGGAAACATAGACACGGAAACCATGCAGGTTGTTAAGAACCAGACCATTCATCAGACCAGTGCCGCCGAAGTCGCTGTTGAACAGACGTGAGTCTTCATCCATCAGGATTTCTTTAACGATTGGGCTGATTACAAGCCAACGACCTTGTGAGTCTACGTTTTGTTGGTCAAGTTTACGAGCCATACGAGCAATGATTTGCAAAGGATATGCGTTACCGCTACCCAAAACTGCGCCATCACTACCTGCACGTGGACGAATGCCAATGGAAGAACCAGCGGAACCACCAAAGTCATCAGCTTCCAACTTCATGCTGGAAAGCAATTCGTCTGAACCTGCAGTCGTGACAGCCTTAGAACCATTAACAGTAGTGTTAACAGTGTCTGGCGTACCATGAATTGCAGATTGCGTGTAACCAGTTAGATAGCCAAGAACGTCTTGGTCAAACTGGTCAGCAAGGCGATAAGCAGCACGGTCACTTGCCAGAGACTGGAAGTTAACGTGTGAATGTGCCTCTTCAATGTCGTCAACCTTAAATGCAAAGTAGTTAGCTTTGTCAATGGTCAGGCTGAAGTCTTCATCGTCAAGGTCTTGTGGAGTGACAGTTGTGCCACGAGCATAAGCCTTAACAGTAATTTCGGGTTCTTTGATAATCTTAACGGAATCACCCATGTTTGCAATCTCACCGAAGTAGTCGGAGTTTGTGATTGCTTCGCAAATAGCAGACTTGCGGAAAGCAAGCTGCACCTGTTTGCTGTAGATTACAGGTGAAAAATTACCGTTAGGAAGATTACCATACCCGGCTGCGGTAGTAAAAGCCATGATATAATCTCCTAATGTTGGCTGTTTTTCGTTACAGATGCAAACTTACCAGACTATTTAGAGGCTGATTCACTATGGGTGCGTAACATATCTAGTTGGCCTACCAGATATTTAACGGGCCATGCTCTTCAGGTAATCCGTAAGATGGTACTGTTTGCGGTTTTGTGTGAGCAGGTAGCGAACCAACTCACACTAATGTGACTATAGTTATACTTAAAGTAAACTGTTTGTCAACACTTTTTTTATTTATCTGGCAGAACCAGACATATCATAGATAAACTTTCCTGTGCGGATAGCTTCCATGATTTCATCAGAACGCTTCTCATATTCTTGAGGAGACATTTTCTGAACTTGAGATTCACGTAAATATGTAGATGCCTCATCTTCTTGTGGCTTACTACGTGTGTTACGTGTATCAACTGATTTTGCTGCATCTTTGCCGTTAGAGGTTTTCTTTTCAGTAATACCTTTGTCAGCTTTATACAGGTCAATTGCTCGTGCAGCAGACTTTGCGTCATTGTCATTGTCATACAATGCGTCCTGTACCCACTTAGGCTGTTCTTCAGCCCACTCATGAAACTCATCACTGTCACGAATTTCATCAAAGTCAGGATGTAAACGCATAAGTTCTGCTTCAGCTTTTTCTTTCTTTGCAGACAACTGCATATCGTCAATTGCTTTCATTCGTTCTTCAAGAGCAGATGATTGTTCTTTAGCTTTCTTGATTGCAATTGTTTCAACTATAGCTGCTACGTCAGGATAATCTTTTGCCCACGATTCAAGGTCTTCATCAGACTTGGGCAATTTCATTTCTTTACGTGTAGCACTTTCTAGTTGTTTTTTGAGTTCATCAAGTTGAGTTTGAAACTCTTGTTCTTTTTCCTGCATGTGTCTGCGCAGGTCACCATAACGCTTTTTAAATGTCTTTTCTTCTGCGTTAGTTGGTTCAGCTTCTTCTGGTTCAGCAGATTGTTCTACTTCACCTTTTTGTTCTTTGAGCATTTGCTCAAGTTCTTCTTCTTCCATCTTGCGTTTTTCTTCGTTAGTGTATTTACGATTTGCAAACGCTACTTTTTTTGGTGGCTGCATTTCTTCAGCCATGATTGTTTCAGACATATTGTCTTTCTCCATACTGGGGCCAACCGTTGCCACCTTCGGGGTGGGGGGATTAGGGTAGCCAGTTAATGCGGTCTATTTATTTCTTTGAAGCTAGACCACCACGCTTCATCTGTTTTGGTTTAGTTTTTTTATTTGCTAAACCGCCACGAGCCATTCCGCCCCAACCAGAACCAGCACTCGTACTAGCACCTGAACCGGGTCCTGTTGCGGCTCCAGCTGCACCACCACCGCCATCACGACCTCGATTATCTCTCTGGCTGTTTTCTCGTGCTTTTTGTGCAGAAGATGTAGTAGTAGTAGTAGTGGAAGTTTTAGCTTTGCCGCCGCCAGTAACAGGGCTAAATGCTTCATCGTCATCTGCTGCTACCATTGCTTCTGCTTCTTTTATGGCATTATTAATAACAGCATCCCATTTACCTGTTCTTTGTGCTTCTTTTACTGAAAGTTTATTTGCTAAATTTTTAGCTTGTTCAGTTGCCCATGCGTCATTTAAATCCTCATTAGTTGCACCTACAGATTTAAAGTCATTTACTTTTTCAATAATATTACGTACTTCTTTTGCTGTTGCACCTGTTAAGTTATTTCTTATTTCGTTATATACAGAAGAAGGAATTGAAACTTTAGAACCAGTTTTCCTGTCAACAATAGTAGCAGAAGTTCCTTCAGGAAGACTCATAGGTTCTTTACCTAGTAAACTTCTTCCTAAACCCATAAGACCCATATTTGTTAATGCACCCATAGTAAACTCATCAAACATTAAACCATAAGTTGTTCCACCTTGAATTAAACCATTTTTAGATGTGCCACCTAATGAAATAGTTGCACCTCCATACCTTGAATCTTCACCATCTCTACCACCACGGTCTGTCACACGTGTTGTTTTAGTTGTTACATCAGTAGGTGCTTGTTCTTCAACTTTAGCAGCTTCTTCTTTTAATGTAAATCCTTCTGGAATAGGATAAATAGGTTGTCCATTAACAAATGGAATTACTCTTTCTTCTCCTGTAGCATTGACATATGTTTTCATTTCGTCATACTGTCCAGTTGTAGTAGGAAGAAGTTGCTTAAAGGTTGGACCTGTATACGTTGGAGCAGTATATGTAGGTGCAGTAAACTGCTGTGGTGCTTGTACAGGTTGTGGTTGAAATACAGGTTGTGTTGCAGGTTGCTGTGTATAATTACTAAATAAAGAAGGTTGTGTAGGAAGAGGGGTTGGCTGCATTACGGTTGTACCATAACCTGCTTGTGGTTGTACAAAACCACCAACAGCCATATTATACTCGTCTTCTTCTTCAATGTCAAGGTCTTCTAAGTCAAAAGGAATATCATCAGGCAGTGTGGCTTCTTCGCTGTTACCCATCTGCCCCATGTCTTCCATTATTTGCAAACCTGACTTAGCACGTTGACGCATTTCCATTAGTTTTTCTAAACCATAAAAACGAACTACGTCTGCAGGAAAAACAAATTCACCTTCGCTTAATTGCGCAGGAATATCATCACGAACTTCTTCACGTAATGAACCTGTAGGAACTTCATTACCTGACTCTTCATCAACCATGCCACCTTCATCAAGAAGGCCACCATCTTCAAAGAAGTCCATTTGTTCTTCCATTTGTTTAGCCATTTACTGCATCCCTTAATTTTTGTAGACTACGTAAAACTGCAATAGCACCTTGAGCACGATGCATTAGTATTGTATTATCACCTTGTTCTAGCGTTCTATGTTGTTGTTCGATTAACGCATCAAGATAATTACTGAAGTGTTCCCACTGCTTGCTGTTGCTGACCAGCGGCTTCAGTTTGCTGTATATTTCCTTGTCCATTTGCACTAAATCCTTGCTCACCCGGTATTGGTGTTTGTCCTACGCCCACTGTTCCACCACCTGCACCTGTAGGGTCCATTGCATCTGCACCTGCTGGTGCTTGTTGTTGTCCTTGTGGAGCGTTTTGTTCCTGCATACTTTTCAAGATTTCAGCTTGAATAGCAGCATCACTCATGTTGTTAGTAACTTTGTCGGGGTCAAGGTCCATTGCCTTTGCAATCTCACGAATAATGTAAGGGAACTTTGCAAAGGGTGCAAGTGCTGGATTAGCGGCAACTTGCAAGAACTGCATAAGCCGTTGACTACGCACTTCGTTAGCCATAAGACTTTCAGTTCCTCTTGCTCTGACTTCCAAATCACCTTTAATGTCTGGGTCAAAGTCAAACTGCATATTAAATCTAAACAAACCTTCTCCTAATGGCTTGAGGAGATAATCATCAACATTTTTAATAACTGTTTTAATCGAACCTGCAGCAGCACCCATAAGCATTGAAATACCACTAGCGGTACGCCCTACACCTTGAATGCCTGTTTGCCCATGTGCAAAGGATGGAAAGCCTGTGCTTTCATCTGCTAGTACACGAGCCTTGTCAAACATCATCATGTTTTCGCTAGACACGTTAGGATACTTTGTACCAAAGATAGCCTGTCCCGGTGCGCCACCCTGTCTGCGAAACACTTTACCCGGATATACAGATAAGTCTTGTCCCGGCACTAGATTTGTTTCATCAATCTCAATAAGCAAGTTACCTGACAATACAGCATTATCCACAGCCATACGCATAAAGCCATTCATCAGTGTCTGCGTATCATCCATGTTTTCTGCAATACCAATGCCAAAGAATGAATATGGATTCAGTTCATATGGTGCAGCGTGATATGGAATACGGGCTGGCTTAAATGGATTGAGTACCATACGAATCAAATGATTATTACAAATCCAGACATTGGCTTGTAATTCATCAAAGTCTGACATTTCTTTTGGAATAACTACGCCTTGCTCTTTAAGCATCTCAACATCAACCATGCCCCAATACTCAAGGACTTCAAAACGGTCAATGCCATGCTCTGGTGCATAGTCTTCTAAATCATCTTCCCAATACTTCTTAGTGTAATTTTCTCCCATAGTAATAACTTGGTCAATTACTTTGCTACGGAAGTATGGTCGTCTTTTTAAATTACGTAATTGAGAACGTGACATCTTATGACGTTCAATTACAAACTGTGCTTCATCCATATTGTTTGCATCTGGGTCTGGATAAAAGTTCCAGACAGATACATGAGAAATT